GTGAAAGCGATCCCGCCTCCGCGGAGTCGGGATCGCTTTCACCGTCCTGAATGTCGGCATGCAGCCGGCCGATGACCGCCAGCCGCTCGGCCATGTCGGCAAGCTCGGACGTCTGCCGCTCGGACAAGTCCATTTCGCGCTGGAAGCCGAGCTTGACATAGCCAACGCCGGTGGTGCGCGCGCGCCGGATGAGTTGCTTCATCTGAGTTTTGAAGCAGGGTTGGCTTTCGCTCAGGTAATGATGCGTACAGGCCACCAGCGTCTTGCCGATGCGGTCGAGCATCTGCCGGCGCTGCATGCCCTGTTGAACGTCCTGCAGGAGCTGCTGGGCGGCTTGGGCGGCGGCGAGGATGCTGGCCGTCTCCTGCGGCGCTGCCTCGATCGCGGCTGGATCGGCCGCAAGCTCGGCGGCCATCGCCACAGTCTGCTGAGCCTCGAGCAGGGATTCCGCCTTGCCGTCCCAAATGGTGAAATCGAGCTTCGGCTTGCGCTTGTAGATGACGGTCGGGTTGCGGGCATAAAGCGATGCAACGGTCATCTTCAGGACGCGCTGGACAAGGTTGACCTTGAACCTTTCGTCGTCGTCCTTCTGCCCCGGCCACTGCTTGCCGCCGGCGAACTTCATGTTCCGCCGCATGCGCTTGAAGTCCGGCTCCCAATGCTTCCGCGCCTGGGCGATGTCGTCCAGCCACCTTTTGACCAGCGCCGCGCGGGCCTGGGGCGGCTCGGGGGCGTCCCGCTCCATCAGCTTGCTGTCGGGGGCTTCGGCCGCGGTGTCGATCTCGTCCATAGTTACATCCCCGCTAGATTGAGTTTCAGTCGTTCGTGACGCTCCCGGGCAGCGGAAGCCTGCTTAACCCAGCCCATCGTGCCGACCCTCGGCCCGGTTGGGCGATCCTGCTGGACTGGCGCCCGCAGCAGCTTGTCGAGGCCAAGGCCGATGTGTGCCAGCGCGTCCACAAAGTCGTCGTGCCGGCCGCCGGGGAATTTCAGGCACTCCTGGCGGGCGTCTTCCGTCCACGCCATCCCTGCCGGGAACTTGACCATGCCCATCGCCGCGCGGCCGGCGATCGGCTGGGCGCGCTGCTGCTTGTCCGCCGCCGGCGTCTGCTCGCGGATGGTGATGTAGACCTTTTCCTCCCGCATGCGCTTGTTGAGGAACGGGCCGATCGACTTGCTGATATGGCCGCCCTCCGCCCACCAGCAAAGCGGCTTCCACCGCTTCATCAGGGCGATCATGGCTTCAACCACTTCGTCGGACTTGGCGCGCTTCCACCAGCAATCGACGAGCCAGATATTGTCGTCCTCGTCGATGCCGACGATCAAAAGGCAGGTGCGGTCGTTGGTCTGCTTGGTGCTGACGGCGTGATCGCTGGCAGCGTAATAACGCAGGTTCCGCGGGCGCTGCTCGATCGAATAGGTCGGCAGCATTTCCGAGCGGAAAAAGTCGCCGTCCTGCGGTGTCGGCCGCTGCTGATAGAGAGCCGAGAAGCCGACCGGGTTGCGGCGGCGGAAATTCTCGAGATATTCGATGCCGAAACGGCTGGGCCACAACGCCTCGCCGGGCTTGCGGCCGAGAATGTCGTCATCCTCGGCGATCGCCGGGATGTTGATGATCTTCCACTGGGCTGCTTCCTCGGCGTTGTAATGCGGGTTCGCCGGATCGGTCAGGCGCCCGACCAAGTCATCTTCGTGCCAGCGGGTCATAATGATGATGATGGCGCCGGTGTCGCTCATCAGGCGGGTCGACATCGTATCGTTGAACCAATCCCACAATTCCTGCCGGATGGTCGCGCTCTGAGCTTCGGCGCGATCCTTCAGGGGGTCGTCGATGATGAGATAATCGGCGCCGCGGCCGGTCGACGAGCCACCTCGCCCGACGAACGCCAGCATCCCGCCCTGCTCCGTCTTCAGGCGGTCGGCAGCGGCCGAGCCTTTGGCGAGCGACGTCCCGGGGAAGACCTGCCTGTATTGATCGGACTGGATGATGCCGCGAACGTCGCGGCCATAGTCCTCGGCGAACGGCTGGTTGTAGGTGGCAAAGATGACATGCCGGTACGGATCGCGGCCGACAAGCCATGCCGGGAAGCGGCGGCTGGTCAGCTCGGACTTCCCATGCCGGGGCGGGAAGGTGACGATCAGCCGGAGGATGCTGCCCTTTTCGACCTCCTCGAGAGCCGCCGCCAGCGCCCTGTGGAAATATTGCGCGTCATAGCGGCTTTTGCCGGCGTCCTCGGGGTCTTCGACGCTTGGCATGGTGAACTCGGTGAACTCGATCAGGCTGTTCTTGGCGCGCTTCGCCTTCAGGACGCGGGTTGCGGCCGCGAGCTGGCGGGCCGCCTGGGCGGCGGCACGTTCCTCGGGGGTCTTGGGCGTCGCGCGCGCCATCAGCCGTCCTTTGCCAATCCAAGGCCGGCTTTGATGAACAGGTAGAGGGCGCCGATTGCGATGACGAAGCTCGACAGCCATTTGACGAAGCGGACGACGTTTCCGGCCGCGTTCCACGCCTGGACAAGCTCGGTTGAAGACTTGTTCAGCGCCCGCACTTCTTCGCGGAGCTGGTCGACCTCGGCCTTCAGAACGTGGAGGGTAATGATGTCCTCGATTTGACGCTCACTCATTGCTCAATTCCCCCCGGCGGTGTCCGGTCGACATAAAACACTTCGACATCGGCAAAGGCGGACTCGGCGCCGCTGGTGACGGTCACACGAACGGCCGCGCTGGCTGATTGGCGCTCGCCGACAACGCCGAAATCGAAGCCGGTGCTGGCGTCGCTCGGATTGAGGATGGTGAGCGGATAGACAGGATCGCTCCTGATGACTGCCCAGGAATAGGCATAGCCCCCGCTGCCGCCGGCGGCGATCGCGGTGACGGGCGGAACATAGCCGCCATTGGTGCCACCGCCCGAAGCATGAGGCGGATCGACGGTGACGGTGAGGGCGCTTCCGCCGGCTCCGCCGGCAGCGGCCATCAGGGCCGCGGAAAGGATGCCGCTCATCAGGATACCCCCGGGCCGGAAACGAAGACGCGCCCCGTCTTCACCCATTTGAGGAAGGCCATGCCGCCGGCGCCGATCGTCCGGTTGCCGGTCGTCGCGGTTCCCGCCAGCCGCAAGGTGACGCCGCTGCCCTGGGCGAGGGTGATGGAGCTGGCGCCGTCATTGATGACCACAACCGAGCTGTCGGCCGGGAGCTGGGGGACGGTGATCGTCTGCCCCGCCACGTTCTCGCTGTAGATTGACTTGCCGACGTCGGCGGCGGCGATGGTGTAGGCCGCGTCCTGCTGATTTTGCGGGATGCCAAGATAGCCGAGTGCCGAACCGTTTTGCGTCAGCGGCTTCAGCGCGTCGATGCCGTCCGCAGTCACCTTGGCGACGACGACGCCGCCGGCGACAATGTAGACGTCCTTGCCGCGCAGCCGCAGGTCTTGCCACTGATTAGCGGTGAAATCGTAGCTGTCGACATAGCCGATGTTGGCCGCGTAGCGCAGGAAGGCGCCCGCGCCGCTCGCGGGAGCGTCGCCGGCAATCGCCCGGATGGCCCCGGGGACATCCATTCCGCCGGTCGAGAGGAAAGTGACCCGGACGGTCGCGCCCTGCCGCAAGCGGAGGCTTGCGCTGTTCGATGCCTGCTCGAGCGCCCAGGTCGCGTTAACGCCGATGATCTGATAGCCGACCGCGCCCTGGTTGGCGGTCGTCCGCTCGACCTTGGCATGGACGTCGCCGGCCGCTGCTTTTGCGTGAAACAGGCTGCCCGGCGGCGCCGTTCCCGCCGCGATGCCGCCTTGGCCGCGGATCGCGCCGGCAAGGTCGAGGCCGGTGAAGCCGATATGTTCCGCCTGGACGGCGGCGGCAGCGAGCTTCGCGGCCGTGACAGAGCCATCGGCCGGTTCGGTGCCGCCGTCATCGAACAGCAGCAGCCAGCGCCCGGCCGCAAGGGCGGCCTCGAAATCGTCGGAGCCGTGCGCGGCGGCGCAAACATAGGTCGCCGTGCCGTGCGAAACCACATCGGACACCGCATAGGCGGTCGCCGTTTCCCAAGGCCCGCGCGGCGTCCAGTTGGAACCGGCGCCGAGCGTTGCGATCGCTGCCGGGGATAGCGCGTCAAGGGTGACGATCGCGTTCTTCAGTGCGCCGTCGTCGCGCTGCAGCTTGGCGAGATTGCCGAGGGCGCCCTTCAGCGTCTCGACAAGCGCGTTAAACTCCGCATCGAGCGCAGGGCCGGGGGGCGGCTGCGACGGGCTGGCGGCTTCATGCTCGGTGAAGCTGAAGGTGCGCGCATAAGGTGTCGGCTGAGGCATTATGCAGACTCCCTCACGGCGTCCATTCAAGAACAATCAGGCCCGGGCGGCCGGCTCCGCCTGCATTGCCCGTCGAGCGGCCGCCGCCGCCGCCAGCGCCGTAGTTTCCACCCGCACCGCCGACGCCGTTATTGGTGCGCCCGCCACCGCCGCCGCCTGGGCCGGCCTGGATGCTGTCGCTGGTTTGCGTCCACAGGGTTCCTGCACCGCCGGCCCAGGC